TTAATTTGACCTGTCATATAATGATATGCTATTTTTACCCATTCAATATAAGTTTGAGTTGATGATGATTCAAGAGGTTCTAGAAAAAATAATCGATTTCCATTTTTAAAAATCCTTCCATCAACTACAGGTTCTTTTGCAACATAATTTTGAAAATGTATATTCTTTTTAATTTCCACATCAAACATCCTGCGAAAATTTAATTCTGCATTTTGCTCTGATGTAATATTATCGTTATAACAGTAACCTACACAATAATCATTTGATGGCGAATCTTGGTGAGTGGGTATCACAAATGTCCATCCATCTGGAGTAGCAACATGACGACTCCATGGATTTTCTACTGTATTCCAATTTGGTTTACCTAAAACTGCAGCATTGATAGGATTTCTTAACTTAAAATATTCTGACATATCAGATGGTTTTCCTCTGCAATCAAATACAAAATCTGCATCAACATTTTTTGGATTTACATCACCATGTATTACTTTGAATAAACCAGAGTTGAGAATAAGTTCTTGCATTTCCCATGGGCAATAATGCATTGCCATTTTATCGGGAGGAAACTCATGAAAATGTTTATCTTTCTTTTTTCCCCATCCTTCATATAAAATACCACTCTTGAAAGTAGCATGAATTGGATTATTATACCAGGTAAATCCTGTCGCTGCCCAAAGTAGTGCTGGAGGATCTAAAAGTGTTGCTTGACCAACTCTCTCTGGTTTAATGTTTGGATTGTATATTAATTCTACTTCGGCATCTTTGAGATGCCATGCTAAAAAGAGTGCTGTAAAACAACCACCATTACCGGCACCAACTACGGTAATCTTCATAATAATATTTTTGATTATTTATTGACATAAAAAAAGACCTCCCGAAGGAGGTCTTGATTAACTCTTGTGAGTATAGATCACATGAGGTTCTTAACAGCAACGCGACGATAGTAGCGGTTCTGGTTAACAATAAGTTGACCACCGCGAGCGTTCTCGGTGCCTTCAGAGAATGGGTTAGAAACAAGACCATAGCGGGTCTTGAAGCCAATCTTGGGCTGGAAGGAGTTCTCTCCAACAGCACGAACCATTTGAAGGGGAACGTATGGGCAGTAGAAGATGCCTGCGTCATAAGGAGAAGAACCCTTATAACCAACGACATAATACTGGTTACCAGAGTTGCTTGCAGCGTTAGCAGCAGTTAGGTTAGCAGCATATGGGTCGATGTAGACTCTATACTTACCTTGGAGAACACCAGCGAAGGTGTTACCAGTGTCATCAACGTTGAGGTTAGCGTTGAGTGCAGGGGTGTAGTCGAGCACACCAGCCATGGTCAATGCAGACGCTACGTCAGCAGAGCACATGATGATGTTGCCCTTTCCTCTACGAGTTCTTTGTGCGATTGCGTTCGCATCTCTCTCGATTTGGAACAGAAGACCCTTGAACTTCTCAACAGACCAGCGTCCGTTAGAGTCGATATCCAGGTCGAATACACCAGCGGTAGCGGTGTTAGAAACAGCACCTTGCTCAGCAACCTTATAGATGGTTCTGATGACTTCGCGGTTGATCTCGGCAAGAATCTCAGTAGAGAGAATGTTTGCGAGTTCCGCTTCAGCGTTCAGACCGTGGATTGCCTTGAGGTCCTGTGCCAGTTCCATGCTGTACTCTGCTTTCAGAGCGCGTGACTTAGCGGTTACAGTGACCTTCTCGATGCTGAATGCCATCTGGTTGAAGGCATCGTTACCAGTGCCATCAAGAGATTCAGCAGCGTCGGTACGCATACCCTGACCAGCATTGTAGTCAGTAGAGGATGCAGAACCAACAGGGTTCAGAACTGAAGGGTTGGTTCCTACGTTAGAGGTAGAACCGAAACCAGCGGAGCGACCGGAGTAACCGCTAGTATTGTCGAATCCAGCATCGGATCCAGAGAATCCGGTGTCTGCTTCGTTGTAGAATGCTTCGTCGCCACTCTGAGTGTTGTAGCGGGAACGCATTGCAAAGATGAGTCCAGTAGGACCGGACATTGGCTGAACGCCTGCGAGGTCATATGCGACCAGGTTAGGCATCGAACGACGGATCAAGGAGATCAGTACGGGGTCGAAACCTGCAACTGGACCAGTAGCAGTAGCGTCAGCAGAGAAACCAGCATTAGCACCAGTGTTGGTGTTCATGTTTGGTTGCTCAGTCAGCATTCCGCTTGTTTCAAAAGCGGTTTGCTCACGGAGGAATTTTTCTTGGTTTTCCAGCAGGACAGCGGTTACAGCTCTACGATGTGGATCTTTAATCTCATCGCATCCTTCTGCATTTAGAAGGGGCTTCCACTTTTCCTGCAATACTTCGGATTGAAACATTGCTTGTACCTTAAGTGTTTGTTTGAACTAATGTTGAATTCAGTTTTTGCCAAAAGAACCCAGGGTTCTCAGGTATGCTGCCATAGATGCAGAATGGGATTCATAACCTTCTGCACTATCTACACCCTCAGAAAGGGTTTCTGTTTTAGCAACTGGTGCCTTGTCGGAGAAATATGACTCCTTAAGGGTTTCCAGTTTTTCACGATATTGATCTTCACTTTCAAACTCTACACTTTCGGAAAGTGATGCGAGCTTTTCTTTCTGAGTTACTGCGAGTCCCTCAGAAACCTCATCGAGAATGCTATCAGCAGTTGCCTCTGAGAGACGACCGTTGAGTGCAATATTCTTCTCGATTTGCTCGTTGAGCTTGGTCTCCATATCATCAAGTTTTTCTACCATGCTCTCTAATACATCATACTTATCTTCAGGAATAGTTACATAATGTTCTTCAAAAAGACCCTTCATTCCTTCAAGGAACGATTCGGTCATTTCAGTCTTAAGACCGTTCTCGATGGCGAGTGCGTTTTCTTCAAACCACTCGTCAGCGACGTACTCAAGATAAGAATCTACACGCTCAGCGAGTGACTCTTTTGCTGCTTCGATTTCCTCAGCAAGTTTCTCAGCGTACTGGGTCTCAAGTTCTTCTTTAATTCCAGCAACCTTGGCATTGATTGCTGCTTCAAAGATGGTTTTTGCCTTTTCTTTGAATTCTTCGGAGAGTTCCTCGCCACCGAGGAGAGCATTGACATCTTCTTCGACATCATACTCGGCAACGACTTCTTCAGCAGTCTCTTCTTCGGCAACTACATCTTCAGTGGAAGTCTCTTCCTCTTCGATGGTTTCTTCGGTTTCAAGAACTTCTTCTTCTTCCTTCATACCTTTTGCTGCTTCTGCTGCTTTTGCGCCTTTGTTTACAACGTCCTTAACTTGCTTAAGGGTGCCACCGGGCTCCTTAAGTTTTGCTGAGTCATCGTCAGGCTTGTAGTTTTCGGGGGTAGGACCACCGAGATCTTCGTAAGATGCAGCAACTGAGGTGTCCATACCGTCTGCTGGTTTAGCACCAGAGTTAACAGCGGTTTTGGATTGCTGTGTCTTTACTTCCATTTCTTGTAATTTTTTGCCACGAGACATTTGAACGCTCCGTTTATCTGTTTTTTAAAACTATATTTATTTATAAATTAAGAAATTTTATACTCAATATCAGAGATTGTTGAGAAAATTGTTGAACAGGTCCAATTTTTTCTCATCGAGTTGTTTTTGGGTGACTAATGTATTAATTTGTTTGTATGTTTTTTCAGCATACTTTTCACGAAGAATGCCACCATCCCATACCCAATCTTTACCTTCCATAATTCCCTCAACAAATGCATCGGGAGCAGAAGGATCAGCGACGATATCAGCAGCAGTTGCTAACATAAAGTCGTCACCGACAACATTGATCCCCTCTTTTGTTTGTCGGAGTGAACCAATGCCACGGGAAGAAACGCCAAGTTTTACACCCTCTTCAATCAAAGAAGATGCAATCTTACCCATGGGTGTACTCAAAATCTTTGCTTTACCAACAAAGTTTGAACCACTTTCTTTAAGTGATACAATTTTATGAGATACTCTATCGAGATTAACGGTAGGACCATCAGGATGACCAAGTTCACCAAGTGCTCTTCCAGAGACTACATGGTTTTCGTTGTAACGAGAGACCTCGCGGCGGAGAGTCTCCATAGGATACATACGACCATTGCGGTTCTTGATATTTCCTTGTAGGAAAACACCCTCGATATACATCGATTTCTTGCCGTTCTTTTGCTCGACAAGAAATTCTACTGATTCAATTTCTTCTCTAATCAGTTTCATCAGGATGGTCCTCCAGCGGTTTGAATTTGTTGTGCATAAATTACTCCGGTTCCGTCAATTCCCTTTGCAGAAACCTTAAATTGATCTCTAAGTTCTGCGTATTGGAAATTAAACGCTGTTTTAATTCCAGAAGTATTTGCGTTTAAAGTAATACGAGTATTATGGAAACCGCTGAATCCTGCAGTGCGATCAACGGAAAGAACTCCAACATCAGTAACAATGCCGACGTAAGCATTAGCAAGAGTGCCAACAGCATGATGTGCTGTGCTATTAATGGTAAGTGAAACAATATCACCTTCTTCAAATGGAGAACCCGTCCCCTCTGGGAAATCAATAATTGTTGTTGTTCCAGTGGTTAAACCTGCAACTCTTTGTGAAGAAGGTCTTCCAATTGAAATTACTTCTGCACCAGAAGCACCACCTGCAACTACTAAATCACCAGTTCCTGCAGTAGGATTAGTTCCAACTGCAACATGAGCATCTTTATCTGGAGAGTAAACTCTAAGATATTCAGATTGATGTGAAATAAATGCCGATGCAGCAGCTGTTCCACTAATGGCGAAACTTACGCCACTTCCTACAGGTTTTAACGCCATTATTCCCTAAAATTCATTTATAATAGTTATTTATAAATCACACACCATCAGTTGTTTCAGGTGCCTCATCTTCAATCTCTGCTTCGATTTCATCATCACCAAAAACTGCATTTGCAGCATAAGGTTTAAATGCGTCTACTCTCTCTGCAGCTTTGGAATACAACAAATCTTTAATTCCATCACTAATTTGTGAAGGAGATTCGTCATTCACGATAGCATCTAATAGGTCTTCCATTTAAAAAATTCTAAAGGTTAACTTTAATATTTATATCTCACCGCCCTTGGGCAATTCAGGTGCCTCAGTTGCAGAACCATCAACCTCTGGTTCCATTTGAGGTTTTCCTAAATCCATATCTGCCGTACTGTCTAAGGGTTGACCGGTTTGAGGATCAACGGGGATCATTGGATCTAAAATTACACCATCTTTAATTTCTTTTTCAATAAGTTTATCCTGCTCGATAATCTCCATATCAGTTTGGCGCAAAATCTTACGACGAACATAATCTTGAGAGTAATACTTACCAACATATGGTTCTGCAGTTGCTGCAAGAGTCAGTCTCTCATTCATGAGTTCTGCTTCTTTTAATTCTGAAAAGTGATTATCATACAAGAAATCATATTGAATATGCTCACTCATAGACTCCCAGTCTTCAGGAGTAATTACATTTTTTAGGATTAATTGAGTCTTCAACATATCATTAAACATGTTGGAGAATCTTTTTCTCAAACGACCAACAAACTTAGTAAACTTGAGTTCATCTCTTAGGATCTCAGAAGATCTCCCCAAGTTAAACCCACCTTCGCCATCCATTCTTGAGGGGGGAACGTTAAGCGAACGGTAGAGTTTCTTTTTAAAATACTCAATATCAGTGATTTCACCCAGGTTTTGTCCTCCTGGGAGAGTTGAGATTTCTGTTCCTCTTCCACCTTCACGTCTGGGGAGCCAGAAATCTTCGAGCATTGCCATGTGTTTTTTGTCATCACGCATTTCTCCCGTGTTTGCATCATAAACCATTTTGTTGCGATAGCGCATCATTACGTCACGCAGATATTGCTCTGCCTTCATTTTTGGAAGGTTGCCAACATCGATGTAAAAAATTCTACGCTCTGGAGCACGGGACAATCTGTAGATGACCAGTGAATCCTCAATCATTCTAAGTTGATTGAGCGACTTAATGGCCTTATGAAGATACGAAAGGGTGTTCCCTTTATTACGATCTACCAGTCCAGATGTGCAGTAAGA